TGACGAGCAGATTTTTTTAAATTTTTTGAATAAGTTGCTGTTTTTCCTTGCACGGCCATTTCATTTACTTCGTATTCGACTTCTTCTTTACGACTATTACCCCAGTTTGCAGCACCTACCTTACGACACTTAACTAATGCACCTGATGCATATGCACTTGGCCAAACTGAGTATCTTGACTTAACTTTATAATAGCAAGCATCTTTTGTTCCACTTCCTTTACCTTTTCTATCTTTTACCTCATTTAATTCTTCTTCGTGTTCGTGTGGAATTGTATTTCCATCAGCATCTTTTTTATGATGTTCTTGTATATCTTCTAAAATTATATCTCCTACTACAACACCATTCTCTGCAAACCAACCACGATTAACTTCAATTGCATATCTTATCTCGCCATCAGGATACACTGGAATTGGGTTTTGTGGATCTAATTCTTTGATACTTTCAATAATACCTTCTTCGTTTATAAACGCAATATCAAGAGGTATGAAAGTATTCTTCATATGGAAAGAATGATAATCAGTATTCTCAAATATAAAGAGCATACCACGATCTTGTTCCAAACTTTCACGGAACATTAAACCTAACTTAAACTCTCCGTCACTTTGTGGAACTTCAAGTTGAAGTGGTAGTGAGATAAATTCTTCTTTCATTTTCTTTTTCTTTTTAGGTTTGTCAGTTGAAACATAAGTTGGTTTAGCAGCACCTCTTTTTTGTTGTTGACCAGGATCTGCCTTTTTCTTTCTTCTCGCTGCAGATAATCTCTCTTTCTTACTCATACTTGCTCTCTTTGCAGAAGAAACACATTTAGGTGTTCCCTCACCTGGTTCATCGCTTGCACAAGTTCCACCTGTAACCACGTTGACCCATCCACCTTTACCGTCTTTAGATTTAGAACCCTTGAACCATTTATGAAGTGAACCTTCATTCATACTCTTAGGTTTCTTACCTTTTTTCTTCATATTAATAGCAATCGCTGCTTGTTGAGCAGGACTTACTGCTTCATTCATTTTTTTAGTCTTTTTCTTCATTGAATTAATAAACTTTCGATAAATGGCAGCTTCAGAGGTTTTACCCATCACTCTCGCTCTTTGCTCCATAGCAATCGCTGCTTGAATTTTATGAGCATGTGATCGACTTGATTTCCTAATTTTTGCCACACTCGCTTTCGCTGTAGCGACATTCTTGAAACCAAGTCCATGAATAGTTCCTTTAGGATCTTCATCAGTATATAAATCAGAATGTTTTTTAGCTATTGCTGGCTGTCCTGCCTTTCTTGGAATACGAGGATTTGACTCTTCTGTCATTGCCTTTTCTAAATCATCTGCCTGTTTAGCATGTGTTTTAGATCCCTTTCTTAGTTTACCAACTAATTTTTTGATAAATGGTTTATCATTTCTGTCTAATTTTTCATAGACTACCGATTCACCCATTCCACCGCCGCCATTACCACCACCATTACCACCAGAACCACCGTTACCATTTCCAGAGCCATTCCCGCCGTTACCATTTCCGTTAGAACTTCCGTTACCATTGCTGCCATCATTTCCACCACTATCAGAACGATTGTCTCCTCTTGCTAGATATCCACGAGCACCTATGTAGTACCCACGAGGAATCTTCTTACACTTTTTATCAGTGAAACAATAATATTTGCCTGGGGGACACTTTTTAGCCATTATTTTTTAGATACACCTTCGATAAGATACTTTTCTTTTGACGATGCTTTCTCAGCAGCGTATAATGCAAATGATTTTGTAGCAATCAATGACATAATGTGTTTGATGTTGTTACTATCATTTTCATCAAGAGGGCCTGCAATGCCAGAAAGAGCAGCACCAACAAATGTTAATTCTGCAAGAACAACAAGAAAAATGAGTTTCAATGCCCATTGTCCTGTTTCAAAAAATTTTTTAATTTGTTCTGCTGCAAACTTTTTCATATTAGATATTCCGCTAGATGTATTTATACTTTCACTGTAGTCTTAGATAATTTAAAGACTGTGGAGTCGGCAGACGTGGGTGTTGCACGAAGTCTGAGATTGCCACTGTTAACATCGGCATCAAATGTGGCAAGAACTGCACCTGTTCTTATCGTTCCATACTCACTCATAAACGCAACTGTTCCGTTATGAATCACATTGATTGTTGTCATGTGATATTGAGTTCCTCTTGTCACTTGAACTTGGAAAGTTGCAGAACGAAACTCTGTTGCAGAAATACTTGAGATTGTATCTGCACTAGTAGATGTAGTTGTCAAAGTGTCACTTGAAAGTGTGACAATGCCTGGGTCTCCAAGATCCACACCAGCAGATGCGGTCATGATACCAGTTACAGAGATATCATTCTGATCTAGAGATGTAATCGTTCCAGCAACAGATAAGTTACCACTAATAACTGCATCAACAGCATTGACATTAGTAATAGTAATTGTTGGAGAACCTGTTAAACCTTGAGCGCTAACTGCAAGTGTGGCGTTTGATGCAGTTCCTGTTAAGTCACCAGTTACGTCACCAGTCAAATCACCGATAAATGTTGTTGCAGTTGTAGTTCCAGATACGTTTACATTTTGTAGGAAGGTTGCATTGGTGTTTGTTCTGATGTTCTCAGTAGCTGCAATACCAGTTAAGTTTGCACCAGATATTGCTGGTAATGTAGATGGGAATCTTGCATCTGGTATTGTTCCTGAATTTAGATTTGATGCATTCAGGGCAGACCCAGTAATAAAACCAGCACCATTAGTAAGTTGGTTGTTATTAGAGGGTATGGTTGGTGTGTTTGTAAAGTTATTATAGTTAAGATAGTGTGACCCAGCTAAGTCATTAAGTGTTACAGCATTCGCTGCCGTGGTAGCATTAGACGCTGTTCCCGTTAAGTCACCCGTAAAGCCACCCACAAAACTTGATGCAGTGATAATACCAGATGTGTTAACAGATACAGTGGTTCCAATTCCAACAGACTTAGGAGTTCCAACTGCATCAGTAAATTCAATCTCACCTTTACTATCTTGTTTGATAGTGATTGTGTTTGCAATACCAATAACAATCTCCTCAAGACCACGAAGTTGTTTTGCAGTTGGGTCAAGAACAATCGAACCTGTACCAATCGTCAAAATACCAGTGACTCTGGCATTTCCAGTTACAACTAAATCTTCATCGTAAACTCCTGTATCTACACCAACATGAACTTTAGTTGAACTTGTGATACCTGTTGCAAATACATCACCATCTTTACTCAGTGTGATACCACTACCAACTAAAACTCCAGCTCTTGCGGTTACGATTCCGATAGAGTCTACATTTGTTACATCTTCATATGTAAGAACACCACCAACAGTTACGTTTCCACTAAATGTTCCAGTCGCCGCATTCAGTCCGTTAATTGTAATACTTGGTGTTCCTGTTAATCCTTGTGCGTTGGTAGCAAGAGTTGAAGTTGCAGCATTTCCTGTGATGTCATCACTCGCAGTAATAAATCCAGCACCATTCGTAAGTTGATTGGTATTCGTAAATGAGGTTGTGATATATCCAGCACCATTCGTCAGTTGGTTATTATTTGACGGTATGGTTGGAGTATTTGAAAAATTATCATAATCTAAGTAATAAGATGCAGCCTGACTGTTTAACTTGATTGCATTACTTGAATTTACCTGTATCGCATTTCCCATGTATCCATGAGATGAGCACTGATAATGAAGAACAGTTGGTGTGGAATCTGTGACCTCTAAGTCAACATAACCTGATCCTACTGTAACTCCTGTTGTATATGCAGTCGCCTTTGCAGCATCAAGATAGAATCGAAATGGATGACTACTATTTGAACTATCTGACACATCAAAACGATATGTTCTGCCAGGTGTAAGAGTTAAGAAAGGTGATTGAACATTATCTAAAACATATCCTTGACCACTACCTGTTCCATAATATCTGTGTTCTCCATCTATCTTACTTGCAACCTTGACTGTGATTGTTTTGGTTGATGCGTGTGGTGCTATTAGATGACTGAATCCTGAGAACTGTGCAGCAGTAATGATTCCTGATGTGTTTAGACTATCTTGTGTTCCAATACCTGAAGCAGAACCACCTATAAATTTACCAGTTGACGCTTGATATTGAAGAACCTTGCCATCTACCTTTACACTATCTTCATCAACATCATCAAGCTTTAAAAGATTAACTTCACCAGATCCTGGCCCATGTGCAAGAACTTTGTATAGTATATCTCTTACTTGTTTAATTTCTGCCTTGAGATTGTCCACACTTGTTTCATCTGAGTTTTCAATCTCTTCCTTTATATTTGTCTCCTCAATAAACTTAATTGCCTGTGCAACAGTATCACTTATTTCTGGTGTTTTAATTGGTTCTGGTTTGATTAAATCAACAACTTCAAATGATGGATTATCATCAGCGTCTTCTAAAGAGGATACATCAAAGTCTTCAGGCACACCTACAGTGACAGCTGGTTCAGTGATATCCTTAACTTCTTTTGGATTTTCAATGACATCTATGATTGAATCTAATTGTTCAATTAACTTTGATTCTTTCTTCTTTTGTTTTTTTATATTTACTTTCGCTTCCTTAATTCCACTAACCACAGTCGAAGTTAAGACATCAAGATTGATATCCGCCTCCTTGAGAAGATTATCAAACTCCTCTTTCTTTTCTTTCTTGGCCTTTCCAAGAAGACTAAAAAATTCTGTGAGTTCTGGAGATTTCATTTATCATCTTTATTTTGATTCTTGATTAATTTTGATAACTCCGCTGTTGAACCTACAAATAATGCATTCGTAACATTAGTAGGCCCTTTGTTTGGATCTTGTTCAAGATCCTTCATCTTCTGCTGTAAATCAATAAGTTTATCTGTTGTATCCGCAACTGCTTTGATTGTGGTTGCAGCAACTTCATATGCTCTTGCAGAATCTGATTCTTGAGCTAATTCTAATATACCATTTACTGCTTCTTGTCCTTTTTCAACTAATGAATATAAATTTGCACGACTATATTCATAGTCCTTTTCAGAATCATTTTTATCACCCTTTTTCAGTTGATTCTTTCGAGGTTCAATCTTATTGTCTTCAACGACCTCTGTATCAACGTTAAGTGCTTCCTCGATAGAATCAAAATTTTTCATAACTCTCCTAGATGTCTATACCTTGTGAAGGACTGAACTCCTTACCATCACTAAAGAATGATGACATTTCATCAAATCCAAAATCATCACCAAATTCAATTGATGCATTATCAGTTGCACTGAGAACACCAATACTTGCATTGTGTTCATGTTTTGCAGCAATTGTGTTATCATGAGCACGAAACACAGTTACATTCTGACCACTGATACTTCTAATCTTCATGATTTCAGTATCAATAATAATTCTCTGATTCGCAGCCAAGTCAGTGGTTGCACTCACCTTGAAGGTTGTGACCTTTTCAGAGATTGCACCATCAAGAACTGTTGCTGTATCATCATCATAATTTTGTTTAGCAAGTGGTGTTGCACTGTATCTCTGAACTCTCTTTGCAGTCTTAACATTTGTGTTACCATAGTAATCAACATCAACTTTCTTGATAAGACCTGCTGGGTCATCTGCAACTGGCCCGAACAGATATGTTTTTGCAGTAAATCCTAAAGTATAAACGATTGTTCTACGAGTCTCAAAACTTCCCTCGTACTGGTCACTATAATTAATACTTTCTAAAACAATTGGAATATCTTTTTTCTCGCCGATTGAATCAATCAAATTAATTGTAATATTAAATGATGGTTGAAAATAAGGTACAATCTGTTCAAGTATCTGTAGAGCATCATCACTTAACTTAGCCATAATACTAAGTTCAAATGAAACATTATATGGAACAGGCATATAAACTTTCTTTGCAGTTGTTCCACCTTTTGCAAGAAAAGTTTGTGCAATTCCAGTCTTACGAGTTGGATCATATTGTATTCCTTGCATTTCAAAAGATAATCTAGGAAGAGTTATTGCAATCTCTCTTTAAATCTGGTTGTTGTTGAATTCTTGCCAAGAATTTTTGCATTGGCCCATAAGCCAATGGCACTTTCATGACACTAAAATTTGTTCCACTCGCATCCTTGTGTCGAATGTTAATATTATTAAAGTACCTAACAATA